GTTGCTGATCCACCACGGATTCCATTTTGCGTACAGCATCGTACAGTTGATTCAAACTTTTTAAGGAAAGGAACAACGCCAGTGTGCTGTACTTCTCCACCTCTGATCTTACTGTTGATCCCACGGATTCTCCCAGCGTTGATACCGATACCAGCCCTTTGTGCGACATAACGGCCAATGGCCATATCAGATGTAAAAATACTATCCAGGGTGTCATCAACATCAACCAGAACGCAAGACGCAAACTGCCGGAGCGGTGTACGCACTCCTGCCATGATTGGTGTTGGGATGTTGAGTCGGTGCCTGGAGACCGCATCGTAGTACCGTTTGACATAAGACATTCTTGTCGCTTTGGGGTAGTCCCGGAAGATAGTCAACGCAATCATGATATACATGAACTGCGGAGTTTCGTATACCTTCCCAGCACTCCTGTCTTGCACTAGGTATTTATCCACAACCTGACGTAAACCAGCATATGTGAATAAGAAATCGCGATCATGATCTATGAACGTCTGTGCTTTAATAATCTCCTCTTGAGAGTATTTGACAAAGATATCTTTATCGTACAGTCCATCATATGCTTTAGCAGTGATATGATCAATCAATGAAGGCAATTCCCTCATCTTTCCAAACAGAGACTTCCTAAGCGAGAATAGAAGCAGTCTGGCAGCAACGAACTGATAGTTGGGATGATCTAGGTCAATTAAATCACTGGCACTCTTAATTAAAATCTCTTGAATCTCTCCTGTCGTAATACCATCATAGAATTGAATACCAGAAGTCATCTCAACTTGACTCGCAGACACACCCGCAAGACCCTCACATGCTTCCTGTACCATCAAATGCATCTTATCAAGGTCAAGAGACTCAATTCTCCCATCTCTCTTTTTTACTTTTGTTCCGTTGCTCATGTTTTCTTCCAGGTGTTAAATTTTAACTTTGCTTGTAAACCGGAGTAGATATTTGATTCTACTAGTTCTTGAATCTTGTGTCCAGCAAGGACCATATCATTAAGATCCTTCTCTCGGATATTAGATGGCCATATGACTACGGAGTCGCCACTATCGATTGTTCTGCCGATTCGATTGACAATCTCTCGATTGCGGGGTTCGTTATCATATATCCAAACAGGATTGCTGATACCCCAGTTACCAACATCAGCGTCAGCTCCGCACATAGCAATCGCGTTTGAAATGAACGTGGAATCGAAAGGACCTTCGGTGACATAGACCGGTTCATCTTTTCTGACATTATCCAATCCGTAGAGTTTTGGCGCATCATCATCCAACATTATGGTTAAGTATTTAATAGGGTTTGTAGATAGGGATCTACCTTGAACTCCTATAAGTTTTGAATCTACAATAAGAGGAATGACGATTCTTTCCTCGCCAAACTTCACATCATCAAACGTATCTGGTTTGATTGTATTGACAAACTCTTTGAAGTTTTCAGCATAAAAAAACTTCCCATTAAAGATTGCCCTAGATTCCAGGTACTTCTTTGAGATAGGCACAGAGAAAGCGTCTGGAAGGTCTATACTAACCTTCTTTTTGAATTTAGGTCTGGCACTATCTACAGTTGCGAATATGTCCTCTGGACTCTCTGTAGGGAAGTTCTTTCCTGTCTTCCCATCCTTGAACTTCTCAAACGTATAGTGCTTATGTGATTCTGGATCGACACTCTTTAAGAAACTACTAAACGATACACTGATGCCACAGTTATGACATTTGTAGTTTGTATTGTTCTTTACTCGATACAGATATCCTCTTGCCTTATTCTTCTGCTTCTGTGAGTCACCGCAAATAGGACAACGAAAATTGTACAGATGTGGTTTAACTTTTTTGAATTTACCAAGTCTTGATGATATAAGATTGATGTATTTCACATCAACATGATCCATGCGTCAACCTTCTACATAACTACTCGTAATTTTAGACTGTGATTCGGGTGCTGTCAATACCTTTGTCAATATCCCTGCGTTATTCATGACAAATGATGCGACTACCACAGCACCAATCGCCATCCAGACTCTCTTCTCTAATTGACGTATTCTTTGATCGAATCGGTCATAATCCCTGTCAATTTTATCACGGAGTTTGTCAATTTTAACAAACAATACTTTGTCAACTTCTTCCTGTTTTGAAATTCGCTCTTCATGAATCGCGAGCATTCTACTAACTGTAGTATTTACCTCACTCAGTTTTTCAATAGCAGCATCAATTCTGAGGACAATTGGTTTTAAGTCCTCTATCTTTTGTTCTAGTACCGCAATCTTAACTTGATCGTCCATCTTGAGGTTTGAAGTAAGGATTAAAGTTCGTTGCTTTCTTTTTTGCCTTCCTCGCTGATCTCTTTTCCTTTCTATTCATCAAATCTTGAATTGCTTTTCTTACAAACTTATTACGTCCATCAAATTTCAAGTTAGAATCGTAACCAGCAGTTGGACCCTTAGCGTCAGAGGACGCACTAAATCCACCAGATCCTCCTGGAGGATTTGCTACCATCCCTTCCTCAGAAACACTAAACTCATGATGCATTGCTGTGCGAAAAGCATCAACAAACTTATCAATTTTTGATTTCTCCATTTGTCATCCTTTCTAATTGACTTTGTATTTGCTGATCGACTTCAATTTCATGAATGTAAGTATGAGGATACTCAGGAAGTCTGTCCAAAAACACAACAAATGTCTTTACATATGGCCAAAGGTCTCTTTCTATTTTGAAAAAGAGCATTGGAGTAGCAGCATTGCCAAAGATATTATAGAGGATAATGAAATGATTGATCAAGAGATGAAGTTTGAGTTCATTACTTGATCTATATCGTTTCAATAACCTCTTAATATATCGAAAATGATTAAGGTCTTTATCAAAATCTTCTTTTGTTACTGCTTGAGGATTTTCATAATGTTTAATAGCAAATAATAGAAAATTCCTTTCTGTCAACTCATCAAATCTCATTTATCATGCAGGGGGGTATGTGGGAGTATTGCCAGTTTGAATACCGACACCGGCAACAAGGACTTCTTGCTTAACTCTCAATTGTCCATCGTTCTGAAGATAAGTGGTAACACCAACCCAACCTGAGTGTGCGACAGCATACTGACCACCTTGTGCGTTAGCAGCAGCGGTAGATCCGATACCATAAACATACTTGTCATAACCAGCCATGTAGCGACCAAACTGAAGGACTGCTCCTTGTGCCTTGGTATTGGCGATAGTGCTTGCCAGTGATACGAAGTAAGCACTGTTGAGATCAACTACAGAACCAATACCTGCTGCTTTGGTAAGTGCGTTAGTAAAGGTGACGGAAGTAGAGGATGTTGATACTACTTGACCGAGGTCTTGTCCGTAGAAAGAACCAGATCCAAACTCGGCACCGAATGCTGGTGTAAGCGTGGTGTCAAAGAATACTGTCAAGAATCCAATAGGAGACTGACTATCTACAGCGATTGAACCGGTTCCAAGTCCTGCAACAGGGATATTAACAGATCCATCAACATAGAAATCACCAGGCACAATACCTGCTTGTTGTACATAACTAGCGAACGTGGGAAGGATACTGGACCCTGCCGATACGCCAGAAGGAGATTGAACGTGCTGTGACGTAACGACCTTGAAGGAAGGAGCCTCTCTATTGTAGAGAGAATTCTCACTAAATTCTGGATTAGTTACAGTATACTTAGGAAGTTCCGACACCTGGAAAGTAGTAGCAGCGATTGCTACACCACTCAAACCAATCGTAGAACCAATAGTAAGTGAAGTATTTGATGCAACACTAATAATAACCGCATCACCATAATAGGTGCCTGCTTTATCACCAATTCTAATTACCATGCCAGTTTTGGCGGCACCAACATTTCCAAATGTAGTGCCTGCGCCAGTAACTACTCCCGTAGAGTAATCAAGGAGGACTGTTCCGCCTGCCCCCACATTATCCTTATTGCCCCAAAGTGCCATGTCTTTGCCCTAGATAAAAAAACTTTGCTTCAAATATTTATAAAAATAGGAGACCGTCCGGTCTCCAGATGATTATTCTTCGTCTCTTGTTTTGATTGCTTTTGTTACAACTTCAAGAAGTTGATCGTCCATATCAGTCTTGGTTAGCTTAACTGCTTTAGCAAGAATAACAAGACAGATCTCAACCATCTTCTCACCCAGTTCTTCATTTTCTGGAATTTTATTAATAGCATCGGTAATAATTTTTGATGCAAGTGGAAGTAAGAATGCGAGCATAATTAATTAGCAAGTAAACTATATATGGGTCAACCTTTTAATTGTGTCTCTAACATAAAGTCAGTAAACTTTTTCTTGCTTGATTCATCCATCTTATTTACAAAGGCTTTTGAAGCAGCAACCTGCGCGTCAATGGATGGACCATCTCCCATATTATTTGAAAGAGATACTTTCATCACTGGATATACAGAGGAGAAAGTATTGTATCTATTTTGACCGGGTTCAGCATCAGTCTGAAAGTCTTGCGACAATAGATCATCATCACCCTTAAAAAGTCTCTTATCAAAACCAGCAAAAGGTCCCGAGGCAGATGCCGAATTAGTATATGCCCCGTTGCCTCCTCTCATGATTCTTTGTTAGAGACGTATCTACCTAGTTTCTTATCATAACGTTTGACTTCACCAGGACGCAGACGATCCTTCGCTTCCTTTGCTTTGGCAACAAACTTACCATATTTCATTCTATTATCTTGTTCTTTATGACGCTTCTTCTCATCGTCATAACGCTTCATCAGTTTGCGATCTGAATAATCAATTGCTTCACCCATGCCGCCACCATCACCGTTACCGTTACCATTACCATTTCCATTGCCATTCTTATTATCGTCGTCATCAACAGTATGCCCATTCTCTTTACGGAGCATTCCAGCGCGACCTACAACTTTAAATCCTTTAGGAATTGGTTTACATTTTTTATCAGTATAACAATAATAGTATCCTAACTTACATTTTTTGGATTCCTCTTCTACCTTATTAGGCAATCCTTTATGTTTAGTTCCAGCAAAATCTTTAGCATCTTTTTTATTCATGGATGATGCTGCCTTCTTCACTTCGGGCGATGGGTTGGTCATCTCACCTTTTTTGGTGGCATAGACCATACCCATAAACCTTTGTTGTGCCTTACTTACTGCTGGCATATCACTTCTTTTTAGTATCCATAATGGCACCCTGTCCATGCTTAGCACGGATGCTTGCCTTTACTTTTTCAAGTGCCGACATCCCATCATAGGGTTTCTTTTTACCAGCAGTGTTAGCAGATTTAGGTGCTCTGTCATATCTAACATTACCATCCACACCACCGCGCTCCATGCGACGGTCTCTCAGAGAATCTTCTGTAGACTCTTTCATCTTCTCACGCTTTGCCTTTGCCTTCGCAAGAAGTCTATCACGGGCAGCATCTCTATCTTTTTTAGGAATAGGAGTTACAGCACCGACCTTCTGGTCAACATCACCAGGAGCATATCCCTCCGAATGCCCCATAGGCAGTCTGCCTTGTTTCTGCATTTGGATTCTCTGTCTTGAAAGCATTTGCTGCTTTCTCAGCATTTGCTCTTTGTTTTTGAGTTGCTGTTTCTGCTGGGGATCCATCTGCCCAGTAGTTGAACCTGCTTCCTCTTTCTGTGTAGGCGCATCCTCATCAATCTCCTGAATATCTTCTTCACTCAACTCATATACATCAAGGACTTCAGCACCAATCTCTTCAAATGCCTCCTTCATATCAGGGTTAATGATAATTTTATTTTTAACTTTCTTCTCTTTAATTTCTTTAGACATCTCTGTGTCTTTCTTTGCTTCAGATGAAGGGATGTCAGCGATTTCGCGAATCTCCTCTCTCCATGAAGAAAATCTTTCAGACAATCCAAGGGATTGCTTGACGCTAGCACGATCAGTCGCAGTTACACCAGAGGCACTACTCATATAATCGTTAAATGCTTTGAAAAGGTTGCCGCCTTCCTTTCTTGCCTTATAACGAATTGCTTTCGTTATCTGCCTAACACGTTGTTTAGATTCGTCAGGAGCATTACCCTGCGCCAGATCTTCTTCAGAAATCATGACTTTCTACTTTTTCTTATACTTATTTATGAATGAGCGAGCACTTTTACCATCATACGCTTTTCCACCTGGTTGGAGGTTCTGTCCACCATCTTCATGTCCAGGTGTCATATCAGCAGCATACTTAAAGTATCCCTTGGTTCCAATCAAAGTATTTGCTTTGCCAGGAAGTCTTTCTTTCTTATCCATCTTGACTTCAGTATACTCTTTCAAGTCTTTGATCCACGATTTGAACATGACATTATCTTCTGTGACACAGATAAGATAGTTAGTTCCTCTACGAACAATTTTACCAACCAATCCAGTGTTAAGATTCTCTACTATTTGATTAATATTGAATATCTTTCCAGTGACATAGTTCTCTCTTAAATTTCTCCAATCAAACTTTGGAGCAATCTCCCAAAGACTCCAACCTTCTTTAACCTGCATCTTCTTACGAAGAGACATCATCATTTTCTTGGCAGTCTTATCATCAATAATATCAGGAACACCCTTTCGGTATGTCTCAAAATCATCAGATGCTGCCGCTTTTCTCATCTTGGACGCCGACATCCCTTCAACACCCTCAGAGTCGGGATCTCTTTCTCCAGCAGATACAGTCTCCACACTAGAAAAATCATAGAGTTTACCATTGTAATCTCCTGAGAGTTTTTCAAACTCCTTAACCCTGTCACCACCAACCACAATTTTAACACTTGAATGTCCATCACTATACCCCTGCTTCAAAACATCAAAAATAGTCCTGGAATTGGGATCATTCACAATATTTTCCGCATGATCAGGAAATGATTGCTTCATGATGTCCACCTTCTCATCAGGATCATATGGATTTTTCTTATTATCCTGCGATCTTGATGGATATATCTTGAAATTTCCTTTACCTGCTGCCTTCCTAGCAGCATCTAGTAGTTTCTTATGCCCAACAGTTGGTGGATTGAACCTACCAAATACAACTGTCAGAGGTCCAAGGTCTTCTTTAGGAGATCCATCTGCCCTCGTAGGTACTGGCATTCGTCTTGGACTACCATCTTCAAAACTTCCAAACTCTGATGATTCTCCATCTGCCTCTGGGGCAGAGGTAGGTTGCTGTTGAGTTTGTTCAGGTTCAGATTTAGAGGTTGTTGTTGGTTCATCTTCCTTCGCAGAATTTTGTTTCTGATTTACAAGTTCAAGTCGGCCGCCTTTGGTTTTAGCGGCAAGTCTACCGTTTTTATCGTACCAATTTCCGTGACCATCGCCAGTTAGTCCGCGACGTTCCGCTTGATCTGAAGCATTAGATGTTCTTGCTTCTTTTAAGAAATTAAAAAACGACTTCATTATTTGTTAATCCTCATAAAAATATTTAGTATAACTTTCCGAAGGGTCCAAATTTATTACCTTTCTTAATAGCAAGAAAGACCATATCAGTCCACACCTCAAGTTGATCTTTCTTAGGACTAATCTTATAAAGAGCATTCAGAAATGACAACTGCATCAACTTTGAGTTAGCAACGTATGGTTCTGTCAAGAATTTGTTCTCTATGTTAGCAACAAACTCATCACTGGTGTTAATATCTGTATCTGCTTTTGTACTAACAAAGTTAAACATATTTACATATTCTCTCTCTTTCTTTCTAAACTCTTCAATATTCTGAGGATAGTTCTTGTTTGACTTATCAAAGTCTTGACCAGCATCCTTCAATAGTTGAACAACTAGATCAACCTGTGCCTTACCACCCCTAGCAGCACCAGCACCAATCTGTGTTGCTTCCCATTTCAAATTAGAGAAACTTTTAGAATCATTCGCTTTAATCTGAAACTTGTATCCTTGACCACCAGACTTTGTAAGTTTGACTACAGTATCTTGAGACATATTAGCGTCTAATCTAATCTTAGATTCCACATTAGGGAAGTTATAATCATCTCTTTCTTCTAAAGTAAGTTCTTTAACATTAAATTCTTCCCACTTTGCCTGACTTCCTGATACCTTTTTAAGAGAAACACCAACAACAATCTTCTTCGTGAACATTTCTCTCATGATCGTATTCAACTCTTCAATCGTTTGAGTTGCTTTTGATCCAGAGATATTATCATTAATTACTTTTGTCACCGTAGCGACACTACCTTTGATGATCCACATGTCAGCGGGATCCCAGTTGTCTTTCTTGGTAATACCAAACTTTTGATTAACCAATTGAGAGATGTAGTCCATAAAGGAACCAGTTCCGCTGTGATCAAACACATCAAACTGTGAGGAACTATACAAAGAAAACATCTTTTCATGCTGTTTGTGGAAGACTTCCAACCATTCAAAATCAACAGATGGATATACATCCTTGATGCCTTTCATTGTGACATCATCATCCATCATTGCCTGAACATCTTTCCAGGTCTTATTATCTTTCAACACACGCTCAAAAACATACGTTGATGCTTTCTCCTGCATCAATGTTGTCTTGGCATCTGCTTTCTTTCCACCCAGTGGTTTATATTGAATGACAGCACTTTTTACTTTACCTTGATTTTGAAAAGGCACAACAGTGGCAGGGAATGATGACCCTGATATCTTTGTCGTGCTGTAATCAAGTTTCGCCTTATCAAAGTTCTCATGAATCTGAGCAGCGAGTGCCATTCTATCAGGTGCGGAGAAGACATACTTCATACGCACCTTAGATGATTCGTCCTTCGTTTTGATAGAAGGATCGTTTAAGAACTGCTCAATGCCATTGAATACAGCGAGAGGTGTATTCCTTGAAATTGCCATTAGTCAATCCAGCTATTTACAATCTCCTGAATTCTTGCGAGTTCTGCTTCGGAGAACTGTACACTTTCTTTCTTCATATTAGCATACTTTACAGCAGGTGAGTGCTTACCCAACATCAAACGCTTATCAATTTGGTCTTGTGTTTCTTTCTTCTTAGGTTTGCCACCACCACGAATCATAGCAGCACCTGTGCCATATCCTTCTTCCATTTTCTCATCACAATCATCATCGCACTTATGACCTTTCATACCGTGCTTCTTCTTATCCTTAAGAGCCTTCTTCATTGACTCTTTTTTATTGTTATCCTTATCAAAGTCAAGATAATCAGGTTTTGCTGCTTCGTAAACAGAATTATAAGCATCTGCCCATGATTCCTTCATGGACTTCTTCTTCATGTTTGCCTTACGATATTGAAGGTCTGCTCTGGATCCACTGTCCATCCTACCCTGTGCTTTTGGTTTCATAGAACCACCTGCGGGTTGAGGACCAGCACCACCATCACTAACTCTTCTACCGGAGGTGTACTTGGCACCACTCATCTTGGAGTCGCCAGAGACCATCTTGCCAGCATCAGAACGACTATCTTGATACTGTTTCTCAGTCTGACCGTGCTTACCCTTATAAAGTTCAAGAAGACCTGACTTTACATTAGCACATTCGTTTGCTACCAGAGCACTATGATGTCTTTGAACTCTCTTGTCCTGATTGAATCTAGAAGACCAAGTTTCTCGTAGTTTCTTTGATTCTCTATACTTGGCAAACGACTCAAGTCTATTTGCTTTAGATTTAATACGATCAAAGGTTTCAACAAACGCCGCAAGAATTCTAGAAGTCTTTCTATTTCTACCTACGTTCTGACCTTCCTCAAGAACTTCAGTTAAATTATTTTCTACTTCCTCTAACTTCATTTCTTGACTGAATAAAGTCTCACATACTTCTTCAGCAATTTCACGAAGGTCATTATCAGTAAGAACTTCAGTGTTCATCTCACTTACTGCGTCTCTAACTGAGTAATACTCCTCTTTTGCCTCAGAGTTATGGACAGCGACATACGCTCCCATAAAGTTTTGCATTGCTGAAGACATCTTCTTTACACATTACTTTTTTATATTTATACCGTTTAGATGCTTTCGTTCCTCAGAATACAAAGAAGAAGGATTAAGATAGATCTCAACCCCCTTTTGTATCTCAGGATATAACCAAACATCCCAGTCATTAAAACAATACTTCCAGTTAGGAGGGTGAGTTACACAAGGAACTATCAATGTAGTCCATAGTGCTAATCCATAACTGATAATTGTATTCACAACTTACCGTCTACAGTAGCACTACCAACAACTCTGGTATATTTCTCAAGTGTACCCTCTTGCTCACATTTAAGATGCCAACGTGTCATAAGAGTGACACCATCTTTAGTAGCGCCAGTCATCATCTGACGACCTTGTTTTGTCATCGTAGAATACAATCCATACCTAGTTTCCCAGACATAGAAGCATTCGTCAATAAGTTCCGCACCCTCTGGCACTACTACTGTATTAGTCGATGTCTGAATCATCTTCCTCTTTCTTCTTATTGAATCCAAAAGGTCCAGACAGTTTATCTTCAAGTTTAATCTTCAGCGCGACAGCACCGATTGTTTCCATGACTTTTAAAATGTCTTCTGTCTTGGCATTTTCTCCCAGTTGGTTAGCAATATACCAATACTTAGGCCAGAACTCTACGCCTGCCTTTTCATAATCATCAAGTGTTAGAAGTTTCATCGCTCTCCTTAATTGCTGTTACTGCTTTTTGTAATTCTTCTTCAATCTGTGTATCTAGGTTCACAATCACATTACGAATATCAACAACTCGTTGTGGACAACAAGTTGGGTCATAGGTGTAATCTTTTGTGTCTCGGAATAATGATTCACGAACTGCTGCGGCAGTTCTTACGTCCAATTCAATATTAATCAAAGGTCTCCCTCCTTACGGTTTTCAGAATAATGGACATCAAATGTGCCCGATGGGTAACGAGCACTCAACTTATCAACGTTCATCTGCATGAGTTCGTCGAAGTCAGTATCAAGTGCCATACATGCTTGCGCCATATACCACATGATATCACCAAGTTCTTTTTTCATATGAATGATGTTTGCTTCCTCATAGGGTTTTCCTTGAAGAAAGATCTTCTTGACAATCTCGGCAAACTCACCTGCTTCCGCAGTGATACCCAGAGCAGCAGTGGTCAACTTGGGAACATCGGCACCCAGTCCTTCGAGTTCAGCAAGTCTTGTTGCTAGATCCTGAAAGTATGTGCTGGGACGACTGGTCGTTTGAGAAACGAAGTCAATATATTTTGCGGGGTCAATAGTCATAGTTCTAAATTAAGTGGTTCTTGTTGACTTTCAGGTAGAATTTGCTGCATCGGTAGTTCCAAATCAGGTGCTACCCTAATATACGGAACATCCACAGTCTTAGGAGGTTCTGGAAGGTATACTCTTTGAAATGAATAGTTTGGATAAGAACTTAATACTGTTTCTACATCCTTCATACTACCACAGTGGCGAAACCTATTACCATCCTCATCTCTAACCTCATAGATGTAAGAGGCGTTAGGTACTACAAGTTGCGATTGTAGTGTTCTATTAGTAAGTCCCATATCAGAATTTAAATCCCTCAAAGGACTTTTTTGGTTTGTCTTCGTACTCATACTCCTCTTGTTTACTTTCAAGCAAGTCTTCTTGTGCCGATTGTTCACAATCATACAACCTCATCTTTGCTCTGTCAATACCCACGACAAATCTCTTATACAAGGTAATATCATTATACCTGTTCTTGAGTTGTTTGACTAGTATCTGTCCCAACTCTTCAAGCTCGTCAGTTTTAATAAGGGCAAACATAAGATCAGCAGTAGCAGGCAAACCAAAGGACTCACTAGTATCAGTGAGTTCAATATCACTGCTGCCATAACCAGAGCGAGTGGTCTGCGTGGCAGAAACGATAGGGACGTTTGCTTCGACAGCCAACCCTCGAAGTTCTTCAGCAATTGCTTTGACAACTGTATATGAATTGACATTGCTACCAGCGCGATATCTTTCGGAAGCACATATATTAAGGTAATCAATGAAAATAATATCAGGT